GTTCGGTATGCAGGACGACAATATCGTTTATCCCTACGCAGTCTGGCAAAACGTAGGTGGCTTCCCTGAAAATTATCTAAACCAGCGGCCAGATGCAGATCACTATTCTCTGCAGGTTGATGTCTATGGTGATACTGACACCGATGTGATCGCCGTTGCCCGCGCTTTGCGTGACGCAATAGAGGGCAAGGCCTATATCACCCGATGGGGTGAACAAAGCCGCGACCCTGAAACAATGCGATACCGCTATTCCTTCGATGTTGACTGGATAACGACCAGATAACCAACAACCCCAAACTGACCCGCCTTGTGCGGGTTTTTCTTTTATGGAGACAAAACATGTCTGTATTAACGCAAGGCACGCAGTTTTTTGTGCTCAAGTCTGGCGTGGTCAGCGAGGTTGAATGCATCACCAGTTTCAACCCCGGCGGGAACCCTGCCGATCAGATTGAAGATACCTGTCTGAGTGAACGGGATTCCAGAACCTACAAAAAGGGGCTTAAAACGCCTGCGGCCGCAACCGTCGGGCTTAACGCTGATCCGACGAACGCCAGCCACATTATGTTGCATGGCCTCGCTGAAGCGAATGACCAGACGCCGTTAACTTTTGCGGTTGGCTGGTCAGATGGAACCAGTGTCCCGACAGCCGCCGCTCCTGGCGCTGAGGATGCTGTTGATGGCCTGGTGCTGCCATCGGATCGCACCTGGTTCATTTTCCAGGGTTACGTTTCCGATTTCCCGTTTGATTTCCAGGGTAACGCTGTTGTGACGACCTCCGCCACGATCCAGCGGTCTGGCTCTTCCGTATGGGTGCCGAAGGTCGCAGCGTAATTAATATGCCCGGTTATCCGGGCTTTTCTATTCAGGAGCTGAAATGCAACTTACTCTCGATACGTTAAAAGAAACCGGTGCTTTTACCGGGCGTCCCGTGGAAAAAGAAATTAAGTGGAAAGGCCGTGACGGGAAAGAGCATATCGCAACCGTCTATGTGCGTCCGATGGGCTACCACACCACTAAAGCTGAACTGCTGGCGTATAACGGGAAATCGGACCCGATTGCTGAGCGCATTGCGGCGCATATTTGCGATCAGCACGGCGCCCCAGTGTTTACCGCGGCTGACATTCTTGGGACTGCTACCCCAGATCGTGGGGCGCTGGACGGCCCGATCGTTATGGCCCTCCTGGCTGCAATTCATGATGTAAACGAACTGGGAAAGACTACGAGCTAACCGGCGAGGATGAATTCTGGTGCGAACTGGTGATGAACGGCATCGGTGGCCGCACCATCGCAGAGGCTCAGGAGCGGATGAGTCGCAGGGAATTTCTGGTTTGGCTCAAGTACCGTGAGAAGTACGGACCGCTCAATATCATGATGCGTACCGAGTGGGGGGCTTCGCTGGTGGCTTCTGTCCTGGCTAACATCAATAAGGCAAAGAACGCGCCACCGTTCAAGGTAAGTGACTTTGCACCGCACATCAACGAAGCGCCATTATCTCTGGAAGAAGCTATGAAAAGTTGGCATTGATGACTTTTAAATCGCTGCAGTGATCACTATCATCAGTACAACAATAACCACTGGGATAGGGATATGAAGAAAATAGCGATTATGTTATTTGCATTATTGTTAACTGCGTGCGCAGCAAATCCACCTAGCCAAGTTCAGTTGCATTCGGCTGATTATGGGGTGTTACCGGATAACTATCAGCAGCAGATAAAGGATTGGTGGGGAAGGATGTTAAAAGACCCATATTCTGCTCATTATACTTTTGGTACACCAGAGAAAGCATGGTTTAAGGATGGCATTTTAGCTGAATCAGGAGGGGCTATGCGATATGGATGGCTTATTCCAATAACCATTAATGCTAAAAACTCTTATGGTGGATATACAGGTGCTGAAGCACATACTATTTTTTACTCTCATGGGAAAATAGATTCCGCTGATGCTCAGGTGAATGCGGGCTATACGGGAAAAGTTAAATAATTTTAACCAATATATAAACAAACCAAAACCTCGCTTCGGCGGGGTTTTTTGTTGCCTGGAGAAAATTAAATGGCTGGCAAGTCCCTCGGTACGTTAACAATCGACCTGATCGCTAAAGTAGGTGGATTTGTTCAGGGCATGGATAAAGCCGAAAGATCTTCTCAGAAGTGGCGCGACCAGGTAAAAAAAGACGCTAAAGAGGTAAGTTCTTCAATCATTGCTATTGGGGCTGCGGCGGCTACAGCAGCTGTTGGCATTGGTGCTGCTGGATTAGCCATTGTTAAAAATACTGCACAGCAGGTTACTGAAGCTGATCGCTGGGCAAAATCTCTTAAAATGTCCACCCAGGATTTGTTATCCTGGCAATACGCTGCTGAACAAGCCGGTTTAACCGGTGACAACATAGCCGATATTTTCAAAGACATTAATGATAAGGTCGGTGATGCGGTCCTGAATAAATCAGGTGAGGCAGCTCAGGCGCTGGATACTTTGGGGCTTTCAGCTCAGAAGCTGGCTCAGCAATCCCCAGACAAGCAGCTGATGGCAATCAGTGAAGCATTACAGAAAATCCCCACTCAGGCCGGGAAAACAAATATTCTCGAAAGCCTGGGTAATGACCTGTCAAAAATGCTGCCGTTGTTCGACAACAACAACGAGAAGCTGAAACAGTTTATCCAGCTATCAAAAGATTTTGGTGTCGCACCACCGCAAGAAGATATTGATAACCTTGTTAAGGTTAATCAGTTCTTTCAGGATATAGAGACTAGCGCCCGCGGTCTTAAAATTGAAATTGCTTCGGGGCTGGCTAAGGTTGACCTTACACCATTGCAGGATGGGCTTGATGACATTCGTGACGTCTTCACCGATCCTGCTGTTCTTCAGGGGCTATCAGACCTGGTTGGTGAAGCCATAAGCCTTGCCGGGGTTGTGGGGCGTATTGCTGGTGGCCTGGGGGCTATTGCAACTTATACCCGCTCTCGTATCGGTGCTGTATCTGGTAATTATAACGCTGCTGATGAAAGTGATATTGCACAGCGCATTGAATTCCTTAACAAACGAGGGAATCAAAGTAAGGAACAAAAAGACGAATTAGAATTTTTAACTAAACGTCTTCAATTTCTTCGCGCGATAAAGTCAAGCATGACTCCGGAACAGGTAGATAGAGGAGCGAAAGGGCTCACCTCTCTACTTTCGGATCTTGGAATTGAGACTTCTAAAGATAATGATTTTTCGTTGGGCAAAGGGGAGTCTAACCAGAATCAGCCAAATACAAAACCAAAAAGCAATCCTTCTGATAATGCTTTCAAAAATAGACTGCTTGACTTACAAAAGCAAGCTGCCCTAATTGAAACGACTGGTAAAAAAACTGCAGAAGTAACCGAGCTGGAGAAGATTAATTTTGATATAACCAGCGGTAACCTGAAAAAATTATCAGAAGGGCAGAAGGAACAACTTCGAACTGCGGCTAAAATCCTTGATTCCAAGAAGGAAGAGTTACGACTTAATCAGGAAAATGCGAAAGTAGCTGAATATGTTTCAGATCTCGAAAGACAGAATAAGTTAGTCCGCAAAGGGTTTGATAACCAAATAGTTGGCCGTTATTCTGGTAGTCGTGAACGTTCACGCATGCAGGATAATAATGATATTCAGCAAGATTTTGCTTCTCGACAGGAAGAGCTTTTAAATCAATTCCAGTCTGGAGATATTGATAAAAGTCTATACGATAAAAAGAAAGAAGCGCTTCAAAACTCGCTGAATGAAAGGCTAAGAATTCAAGAGGAACATTATAAGAAGTTAGATGATCTACAAAGCGATGGTGTTGCAGGTTTCGTTTCTGGAATATCAGATCAAGCTGCTGCATATTCAAACCTATATGCAAATATGCAGCAAGTAGGTGCACAAACGTTTAGTAGTTTAACTGATATGGTAATTAACTGGGCGGAAACTGGTAAATTAAACGCTCAGGACTTTGCGGCGACATTCATTCAATCTGTTGGGGCTGCATTACTGCAATATGCGGCTGCTCAGGTAGCAATGGCAGCGTTGAGTGCCTTCACTGCCTGGATTGGTGTTCCCTATGTAGGGCCTGTGGTGGCGTCAACCCAAGCAATAGCTGCGGCAGCTGCTGCTGGTGTGTTCATGACTGCTATCGGATCGGCGCTTCAGGGCCAGGCTCATGACGGTATCGACTCTGTGCCCGAAACTGGAACCTGGCTCCTGCAGAAAGGTGAGCGCGTTACGACAGCTAAAACCAGCGCAAAACTGGATGCCACTCTGGATCGAGTTGCAAACCAGTCAACAGGCGGCGGCGCGATTTATTCGCCCACAATCAATATCCCCATCAATGGTAACCCTTCCGATGCAACTTTGGCGCTGGTCCGTAAAGCTGCAGATGAGGGGGCAGAAAGGGGATACCGGAAGGCGGTTAATTCAGTCGCAAGCGGTCAGGGTGATTTGCATAAGGCCTTGATGGGGAAAACTACCTCGGGGAGGAAAATTAGCTAATGGCTATCACCACAACGCTTTATTACCCCTCCGCTTACCTGCCTGGACCGCTTAAAGAGAGTTTTGGT